GCTACATTAGGGTTGACATATTTTTCCATAACTTCGTCTACATGTTTTAGTATTTCTTTAGTAGTTCTCATTTGTTGTTCCTTTATTTCTCTGAGCCGTTAGTAACTCTTTTACTGTTTGGTTTACGTTTTACTCTAAACGTTCCATGGCTCATATTCTTCTTCATTTGTGGCACTCCACGTTTGCTTATAATAAACGGTATGTTCCTTTTACCCATCTCCTTCTCCTGGTTTTTCACTTAATTCACTAAATTTATTTGGCCCATCATACCCCTCTTTTGGATTGAATTTATCAGCATCCGGCATTGGATCAATTTGTTCTGTTATTACTGGCCAAATTTGACTATACTTACGATTTACCTCTACCCAATCTATTGGATCATTGGGGTCTAACTCTGTATCAGGCAAAATAGCACCTGCTGGACATTCGGGCTCACACACGCCACAATCAATGCATTCGTCTGGATTAATTACCAGAAAGTTTTCGCCTTCATAAAAACAATCAACCGGACAAACGGCTACACAATCTGTATACTTACATTTAATACAATCATCCTTAACTATGTATGTCATTTTCATTCCCTGAAACTTTATTTAATGTTCTTTTTATAGCAGGTGCTATAAACTCTTTTGCAATATACTCATTTCCTTTTGCAGAAAAATGACAGCATTCACATACTAATTCTCGATCACAATACTTATGCCACGGTCGTCTTTTATCTCCGCCAGTTACTAAATGTTGAATTGATTTAGTTAAAAGCATTTCTTTAAAAATACTGGAAGATTTTTCAATTTGATGTCTTAATGTATGTATATGTCCTTCTCTGTCATCCATTAAGAACCATCTAAATGGAATACCTGCATTTTTAACCATAATTGCCATACTTTGAATTAATTGTAAATCGTTACGTGCGGCTAACAAAGTAGATTTATTGTATGCTAAGTTATATGTCATATAGTTCATCCAAGGTTTTACATTTTCTATTAGTTCAGAATTAATGTCTATCTCAACTTTCTTTTTACCATCTTCATATCTATTTACTTTTTGTTTTAACCCCTCTGCCGCCTTTGCAATATTTGTAGGTCCTATCCTTTGTGTCATACCCTCTCTCATTGATGATACCCAGCTAAATTGGTTTTTATCTGTATCATGTGGCCTTAACAGAGAACTTCTACATAGATGAGAATCTTGTAATGTGTCTTTAGTTAAATATTGTATTGCTTTATCTACACCTATAACAGAATCTATAGAATTTTGCATAGTGCTATCAGTAACACGTGGCTCTAAAGTAACTAACTTACAACGATCATTTAAAAATCCCCAATCGTTTAGTTCAGTTAAGCATGCTAATAAATCTATATTTCTTGCTCCAGAATATCCTATTTCTATTACCTTAATTCCTAATATCTTTTCAACCCATATTGCATAAGAATCAACACGGTTACCCTCACATTCACCTGCAGTGTGGCTTGTGCCAATGCATATAATAAAATCTTCTTGTGGTATTAATTCGGGTAAAATACGGCTATCTAATGCTTGAGGGTGGGTAGTCTTTTTTTTTATTATTTCGTTTGTTCGTATAATATTTTCTATAAGATCGGAATGCTCGGAATGTGTTATTTGACTAAATGCTCTCATATCTTTAGGGAAGCAAAAACCTTCATATCCTAGCTCACCTAATGCATTAGGAACTTTCATATGGCTAGGTCCTATATTAGGAAACTTAGCTAATATATTAGTCATTTCTTCATAGTTAGAAAGCCCAGGCATAACTAGACTTAGACTGTGAAAAAATGTAACCTTTGTAGCCAACCAGGCATTATGTGTATACTTGACCATTACTGCTGTTTCTCGATCAGTATAAACGAACTCTGTGTTAGGCAAACTTGGTGCAAATATATTTGTCCAAAAAATTGATTCAATATTCTCTTCTGCCGGCTCATCATGTGTTATAACAGATGGTGAAATTCCTAAAATAAATAATTGTTGATTTTTAAAATCTTCTGCGGCATGATTGGCTCTTAAGAATTCAGGACTAAACACTACATTTTCTGTCCAATTTAAATCAAATTGTATTTGTGGATGCATACCAGTAAACATTGGCATTGTGCTTTTAATCATAATATGCACATCAGGAAATTTATTATTCAATTGAGTTACATAACTATACGTAGGTTTAATATCTACTGTATTATCTGATGGATCAGTAGGTGCATTTAGACACAAAATAGCAGCATCTAGTTCAGTTACATCTTCCAATGTTATTGCATCACTATACTTAGGATCTATCCTAATAACTTCTACACCATCTTTGGCTGTATGTTCTTCAAGAAAGTCTGCTACAGTGCCGCCAACAAAGCCGCATCCAATTACTGCTATTTTCATATTGATTTACTATCCTGTTTATGCAAAAAGGTCTTCGTTATCTTCTCGGTGACCTTCACGGTATGCCATGTTTGTCTGTGTTTCACGAACTTCTACTCTAAAGCACCATAGACGTTCTGCTTCTGATTGACCCCACATGTCTGGAATATATATTCCGTTAACGTATTTATATAATTGATCAGCAAGTCCTTCACAGCCTAAGCGTGGTAGAATAGTTAGCTTTGCCATATTCTTTTCTTGCAACAATTTATATGTTTCTAATTCTGGATCGTCTTCAGCAACTAATAATGTATGATCAAATTGATCTTGCAACATGCCTTTTAGTTCTTTTAGTCCACCATAGTCTGCTACCCAATTGCGGGCATCTAAACTATTAGCACCAAAATAAAACTTCATGCTAAAACTATAACCGTGAATAATGTTGCAATGGCTGTCAGCTCTCCACTGACGATATGCTACTGGAAATTGATCCACGTATTCTTTTGTGCTTACGTATTTGTAATTCATTTGAATTCTCCTTTTGTGTTTACTAGGAGCGGAGTATTTAGAGAGGGTCGATCCATATTAAGTCCTCATAGTATTTATTATAATTGTAATTATTATACACGAAAAGATGAAATTAGTCAACAATATTATATACCTCATCGCCTCTAACTACCTTAACTACTTTATCCTTTTTAAATTCAAAAATAGTTCTACCAATTTGTGTAATGCTATGTTGTAAATCTGTATACATATCATAACTGTGTGAACGCCATTCCTTTTTAAAGTTTAAAAACTGCTTACCTTCACTATATATTAAAAATTCCCAAGGTTTACTACTAGTAAAATTCGGAGCCCATTCAATATCTTTATCTTCTGTGTGTTTTATATCTTTGTGTAATTTTGGAAAAGCTCTAAAAGTTTCTACATCGTATGAGCTTCTAAAACTATTTGATTGTCCATGCACTATAATCTCATTTGCTAATTGTTCCCACCTGTCTAGTTTTATGGTATGTCCTGGCGGAGCAAAACCTGGTTCATTGAAATGTGTGTATATTGTTTTAAACTGTTGGAACCCACATAACCATAATGCTATTGCTCTGCCACTGCCTGGATGAACTCTATACCTATCAAACCATGGTTCGTGTATAATTTGTGGATGAAATAATAATGCATCTGCCATTATTTCTTCAGTGAGGTATTTAATTTTACTGATATCTTCCATTATCCATCTATCAGGCATAGTATTATCCATTACCTCAGATTGTGCAAATACTTCTATATCAAGATATTCAATTTTTTTATATGCTTCTAATAACTTTATAAATTCGTGAATAGGACTGGCAACTATATTCCAGTCAACATAACAACTAGCAACATATCCACCAAGTTCGGTATGATTATCAAACCAATCTTTAAGTTGAGAGTGATGCACTAACATTTAAATGCCAATCTGCTCCTGGATGCATATTATCTCTAGCTAATGGATAATCATCTTTGTTAAAATAATCAACACTTAGTTGATGTAACTTAATGTTATTTGCTTTACAGAAGCTTTCTAGTAGTAACTGATTCTTCTGTGTGTTATATAGATCAGATGCATCATTTGATAGGACTGTATATGCATCAAAAATTTCATTACCAGGTTCAGTATTTAGAGACTTTTCTACTCCTGTTCCATTTGCATGTTCTCGTCTGCCTCCATACGTCCACATTACATATATGTTTTCAGGATTAAATGTTTTACAATATGTAATAGCTAGTCTTGTTATTTGATCATTGCTTGCACCATTTTGCCCAAGATTAGCAACACCTAACATTCCTGGCCAATGAAGATTACTTCCATAACCAAATGTATAACTACAACCAAACGCCGCTGGTGCTCCCATTTCTGGAACTAGTTTTCCTCTATATCTCCAATCATTAATAAAGTATTCAATACTGTGTTTAGTATAGCCTAATGCACACCCTAATTCCTTTTCGTAGTTATCTACCCAATTTTTCTTTCCTGGCTTATCTGATCCTAATGTAAATTCTTTGAAAAATTTACTCTTTAGATATTTGGCTTCTTTGAAATTATTATGATCCATATTTAATTCCATCTGTAGAATACATGTTTACCTATTGTTCCTATTAACTGTAAAGATCCTGCCCAATTTGGTTCAACATAGTTTGCATGATAATGTGTTGCACCTTCTGTGATACCTCTATATTCTGAAAACTGCATAATTCTCCATGCAACTGTTTGTGCATTAACCCATGCATCTCCTTGATGTGGAGAATCTGCTTTACCATCACAATACCAACTGAACTGACACTTGTTACGAACCATTACCATAACTGTTTCGTCTTGCCAACTAGGCTTTTGCTTACCTTGATGAACAACGTCACATACTGTATCCGGATAACGTGAGTCTTGCACACGATTCAATACAACATCTGCTACACCTACTTGGTCTGCAAAGTTGCTACCACGTGCTTCATAATAGATATTAAGTGCTAAACAATGCACTTGTGGGAATTCATCTGCACCAAAACGATATGTTTTGCTATCTGCTTGTGTTGTAGTTGACAATCCAATTATTAGGACCAAAAAAGTAATAAGTTTCATCATATTATCTCCTGCTCTTGTTAAGTTTAGTCGTCGTATGTCCATGCTCTATTGGCATGACCATATTGTTCTGCCCATCTACAAAATAGTCCACATTCTCTACCATGTGCTTCTATTTCCCAAGGCAAATCCCAATATACTTTCTGGCTACGCTGCCATTTACCCTTCCAACGATGCTTGTTTGTTCTAGAACTTTCATATAAATCGCCACGTGCAAACTGTTTTACATGCACCATTTCGTGTGCTACTGTTTCAAGTAGCCTACGTAAACGAACATCGTTAGTAGCAATTTCTAAATCAAATTCTCTTGGACGTTGTTCGTCAGCACCATCACTTGCTATTGCATATCCATAAGAACTATCGTCTTTAAAGTCTTTAAGATGCACATTAATTTCCAGTGCTTTCATCTTAGGCATCAACATCTTACAACAAAATTCTACCATTGTTCTAGTATGTTTCTTTTGTGTTCTAGTTCCACCTTTGATGTTAATAACCGTCATTTAACCCTCTTTTCTAACCTATATATACAGTATACAGTAAGACGTCTTGCTTGTCAACCTTTAGAAAGACAAAAAAACCCTTGTAGATCAAGGGTTTATAAGTTTTTTAATTATTTTAATGCAATTTTACTACTTTTTAGTTAATTTATCCACTAATTCGTAAGCAATTGCTACTAAAATAAGGGCCCAGCCAATAGGACCCATTACAATAAGACAACACATAATCTTAGAAAAGGGTGCGTCTTTCTTGATGCCAATTCTTTTTGCCAGTAATAGAACTATAAAGAACCATATAATAGATACAAAAACTGTGGTTGTGATTATTCCAATATATTCCATAATATTATTTATTAAAAATCAAATAAGTCAGCAAATGTATTACGAGCCGATCCTGCGTCCAAATCCCACTTTAACACACCCAATAAGTTTTCTAACTTCTTAGTAATAATAGTATGTTCCATTAAATCGTCATCAAATGGTAATTCAGTAAACCATTCTGGTAAACGTGTTTCATCTGTAGGATAACCAACACTTGTGTATCCCATAGGATTGTCTTTGAGCTTGCATACAACGGTTTTCATGCCATCTGTAATCTCAATACTGTATTTGTCGTCATTAATTTCACGTAACTGATTCCAGTTTAGTGCTGCTCTTACGTGACCTGGTAAAGCAGGCTTCTTAATATCTTTAGCACTACGTCCATCTCTAATAGCCTTGTTCTTTACTTTGTCATAATTTGCAACAATACCACGGAATTTTGTTAGATTGTTAACACGCTTTGGTGTGCCTTTCTTCCAACTGTCCATACTACGAAACTCTTTACGGAATTCAATAATACGTTTGATAACTGCTTCTTCGCCACCATCTGTAAGTGTTGTCATTAGCAATTCGCTTAAGAAGTCTTGCATAAATGCTGGCGTATCACTACGCTTCAAGTCTAAGCCCATTGCTTTTACTTTGCCTGGCTTACCATCTTTGTCTTCACGCTTGCCTTCGTTGTCATATACCAATGCTGCATAACGTTTCTTAGTAATAAAGATACCTGACTGTGCTGATATTTCTCTACCAGCGGCAATAATTGCACCTAAATCTACAGTTGTATGAAATGCTTTGTTCATAAAATTAGGAAATGTCTTGTTTACTTCTTCACACACTGCTTCATAGTAACTTGTAATAGTATCTTTATCCCACTGTATTTCACCTTTGTCTATTTCAGGCTTAAGAATAGGATATGCACTAAAGTATGTGGAGTCAGTATCACCATAAACAATGCTTTCTCCTACGTGATCATATTTGCCTGCCATAATTTCATTACACTTGGCCGCCATATGCTTTGCAATACTACGCCCTGTTAGTGTTGTGCTTTGTCCTAATCTACTATCAAAGAATCTACTGCCAGGATTAAGTAACGCACCATACAAACTGTTTAAGTTAATCTTTTTAACCAACTGTCGTTTATCCCAAAACGCAAACTTATCTCCACCTTCTTCACGTGCATCAATGGCATTCTTTTGTAGTATTTTACGTTCAGCATACCAACGTTCTAGTAGTCCAGGAATAATACCTTTTTTCTCATATGTAAATATTGTGCCATTAGCACTAATAATCCAAGGTTGTCCACTGTTAAAGATAATCTCATATATCTCTGCACCAGTGGCTTCAAAACCAGTTCCATCTTCAAAGTCAATATGCATAACTTCTGCTTGATCTTTATCCATAACTAATTCATACTCAGGTGTTGCAAAACGACCCTCCCATGCTTCTGGAATTGTTTTTGCCTTGTCTAGCAATTCACGTGTAAATGTATGACGCACTTGACCAATAATAGTCTCGGTGCTCATGTTACAACTACGAATAATACTAGGATACAGTGAGTTTAAATCCATACTGCCAATCCATTTGTGCATCCCACGTTTAGGATCTGCAACATAGGCGCCTGCAGCCTGTGTAGTGTCTTTGTCAAACTTCTTATCAGGAACAATAAAGCCCTGTTGATGTGCTTCGTTAACAATCGCTTGGTCTGTTTGTGCAACCGCACCCATTGTTGTTTGTAGCAACACGGTGTTAGAGTGTGCTAACACGTTTGCTAAGTCAATAAATTGTAGTTTAGCATCTAGTCTTACTAGCAAGTCAACGTCTTGTCTCGAATATGCAATAAACGTTTCAAAGTCATTGTTATATAATTGATCCAATGTGCCTTCATAATCTACTTTACGCTCTGAAAGTTCGTATTCGCCAATTGCATCCAAACTATAACTGTGCATTTCGTGATATGTATACTTACGATACAATTGCATATAGTCCAAATGAACTCTGCCAAACAAATCAAACGTTTCACTCTCTGCACCAAAACGCTCAAATGTTCTACGTTTAGGATACTGCTCCCATAAACAGAATCTACGTGTATGACTTTTGCTTAATTCACGTGCAACTCTATTCACCATGTATGGAATATCAAATCCTTCGCTGTTCCAACCAGTTAAAATATCTGCGTCATCAATTAAATCAAGAAATGCTTCAAGCATCTCTTTTTCAGTATCAAATAACATTGTATCATCAAACTTATTACATATCTCTGTTGCTTGTTCTTTGGTCAATGTATTAGGTTTAATAGCAAGGCAAATAGTCCTGCTTAACCAACTTAAATGCACACTAACTGCCGTTACGGCATTAAATGGATCTTCTGGTGGAGCAAACCCCTTTTCCTGGTGGAAGTCTGTCTCAATATCAAAGAATGCTGTTTGTAGTATTGGAGTTTCTGTGGAATCGTAATTCTCAGAAAAGCATCTAAAAAGTGGATTAATATCACTTTCAAATAACTTTTTATGTCCGTGAATCTTCTTTTCTGTATTAAACTTTTTACTTGTGCTGCATACAACACGCTCAAGTTTATCGCCAAATATACTTGTATATTTGCCACGTGGGTCTTTGTAATAGAACTGATAACGTGCAGGAAAGTCTTTGTATACTCGCTCGCCGTTAACACGTTCTACTACGTGTAGACAATCTTTATCTCTATTAAAATAACCGTCTACATAACTCATTAAGTATCGCGGCCTACTGTTGTTAGAATTGTTTCAAGTTCATCAAACTCATCACGTGCTTTGGCAAACTCTGCCTTATATGCTACACGCACTGCTTTATTAAGAATGGATGGCTTAATATCCATTTCTTCTGCAATTGCTTTTACAGTATCGCGAAGTCCTTCTCGCAAGGTTTCTACTTCTTGGGTTACTTGAATGCCTTCTTTAATAAGATGCTTCAATTTATTTACGTCTGCTTCAGAAAATGTTGTCATACTAGACCTCCGTTAATCGTTGAATTAGTATATATAATAACGTATTAAACGTTATTTGTCAAGTCAATACCCAATGTTTTTTGGGCATCCTTGATAAATTGTTGTGGGGATTTTGTGTAGTTGTTGTTATACATTTTGTATAATAAAATAGCAAATTTAATCTTTTCAGAACTATTATTTAGATTTGTTGCGGTGTTAAACGCCCAAGTTAACAGTTGCATACGTGTTACTATATTATCATTGAACCTAGCATCTTGTGGGTTTACAAGAGAGTCACTATCATTCCATTTTAAGTATTGGTCAGTCCATAGCCCAATATCAGCACATATTTCTACACCAAGTGTAGTGTATAAGTCTGTTGGATTATGTAACCAGTCTGACATTTGAAAACAATAGTCATATGATTCTTGCCATACGTCATCTTGGTGTGATAGTTGATAGTATATATATTTCCATATTTCAAATACGTCATCAAATGAGTTCATTTCATCATTATATTCTCTGCGTAAAAATGCACTAATAAAATGATGGGAGTTTTTACCCATAATTGTTGTAACTACTTTAACAGGTAAATTGTTTTTTTGTGCATAATGCATAATGTCTGCTGTGTTACGAGCATGTGTAAACAAACATAAATGTTTATTACTAGGAAACTCATTCCATGCATCAACAATTGCAATTAATTTCTCTTCCGATAGCACTATGTTATTTCTAAAGTCTGGATCGTATGCTTTAGAAATACGATCATGCACATTCCACCAATCATTTATAATATGTGCTTTGCCAAAATGTTCACTGTGTTCTTCTAGCCACAGGTTATTGTGTGACATGTTATAAAAGTCTGGGCTTGAGTTGATTACATATGTTAATGCACTGGCCGTAATCGCACTACGGGTACATACCAGGTATATTTCTTTCACAAAAAATCCTTTAACTTAGTTGCTATTAATTTTCCAAGTAACATTGTTCCATGTTTCGTTAAATGTCCTGCTCTTCTATCTGGGAATTTTGAACCTTTTGGCCAAACTAAATTATGTTCAAATATTTCATTCATTTCATTCCACATATCTATCGTTTTCATATGTTTTATGTGTGGCCAATTAATATTACTGATGGAATAATCGTTTCTATCAATAGCATGTCGGTTAACACAGAATCTATAAGTAGGAATTCCTGCATGTTTTAGAATATAATCTACTGCTATTGCTGAACTGTCTACGGCTTTATCCAAGTATACAGAACTTCCAATATCTGTCAAGTAATTTTTAAATGGTATAGTCAGTTCTATATCAAATTTATCTTCTATTTCGGAAGTCAATGGACTTTTTTCTACAAGGGCCATACTTTTTATAAAATCCTTCTTACCATGTTTAAGATAAAAATGTATTTTTTCTTCTTTTCTATTAAATTCATACTCGTTGGTTTCATATAAACAAATTCGTGGTTCCCACGTTTCTTGAATTATGCAACTTGAGTATTGATCAAGTTCTCCTGTTTTAACAAGTCTATGTAATAACTCTGCATAGTTTAGATAGCCGCCACCTGGATGAGAATATACCGTATAATGATAGCCGTCAGGTAATTCATCATACCATCCATAATCATGATATACGTTTTCTCGGGTTGTAATACCATCGTCTACTAGCTTATACCAGCCTGCTGAAAAGCTGCAGCCTATTATTAAAACTTTTTTCAAATTACTTCTCTAGTTTTTTAATACGAGCTTCTAGTTCTTCTATCTTTTTTGTAAGTTTTGGGTTAGCGGCCTTCCATGCGTCTGGATTATGTTTAAACCAGCTCCAGCCCCAACGATTGACTAGGAAGTCTAGTATTGCTTCCCACTTATTTATTGCCCAAAAGGCAATGTATGTGTCTCTTATCCAGTAAATGAATAATGCACCAAATATACTTCCTGCTAATGCTGTGTAAATCCACAACCTTTCGGTTGCCATTTGGGTAATAATATCCCACATTATGCTTTTGCTTTAGTTAGACTTAATTGGCAATATACTTCTGATGGTCTTGCACTACTTGGCACAACACTAATTGAGAAGCTACCAAAATGTCCTGCTTCTTTCATTCTAACAAAGTCATCACCTGTAGCAACCATCACATATTTTAGTGAAGGGAAGTTAATACTTAATAATCCGTCCCATCCATAGTTGTTTTTGTAAGATTCAAAGTTTGCTTTACCATACATTTTTTCTGCAACTACTCCGTCGTCTTGCATAAATGCTTGAACAAATGGTCCTGCATTTGGAAACAACTGACTATACCATTTTGTAAGTAAATCTTGTCTTTGTTTTTTCTTTTCTGGATCATTTAACGGTAAGTCTAATGCCAGTGCTTGAACAAAGTTTTTAATACCCATTCCTTTTGAACCTTGATTAAAGTGATTTGCTATACTTGGAACTTGGCTCCAATATTCTTTTGCAACTGCATTAGTAGGACCGCCTTCTCCAAGACGTCCACCACCTGAGGTGGTTTCTGCTTTTACTTCTATACCTTTGCCTGCAACATCAATATCGCCATCAGCATGTTTTAATTTAATTTGATTTGATAACATCGCAAGTGCATATTCACCTGGGCCTTTTTGCTTTTTACCTGCGCCTAGTGTTGCCATTGCTTGAAATATTTTTGTAGTAGTTTCATCACCGCCAAAGAACGCTCTTACACTTCCTACTCCAGGAGTAGTAAGAACAGGCACATCTACAACGTTACCTTTTTCTAATCTGTTAAGGAATGCATCAAGGCTTTTATAATCAACACCTGCGTGGAAAATAATTTGTGTTAGTTGTTTAAGTAATGGTTCAAGATTAATATTATCATCTGAAGTAGGAACTGCAAATGCTTGTGCAACCTTACCTGAAATGTCTGTATTGTGCAAAGTTCTGTATATTTTATCTAACAGTTTTGCATCTTCTTCATTGTCAGCAACTAGTCCACTTACTTTTGCAATGATTTCTTTTTTGACATTCTCGTCTTCAAATAAATGGTGTAATCTCATTTTATTATTCCTTAATACCTAATTAGATCTTTTAATCTTTGTATTTCAGCAGTTTCATAGTATGCTTCTTCTGATTCACCACTTGCCATTTCTTTACAATCTGAACATCTACCAAATCCATCGTTGTAGTCCATCATAGGAGCACCACAACATCCACTTACCATACCTTCTGAATCTGTGTATTCGTCACCTGGAGAATATGATTCAGTTTCAATCTTGCCAGTGCCACCACATTCGTCGCAACCTCTGTCATCTTCATCAGGTGTTACACTTTGGTCCCAGCCTGAACCGTTACAAGTAGAACATTCATCTTCATTAAATTGCTCTAGATAATGATATAATGAATCTTCTTGTGCTAATTCTCTAGGTGATAAATGATCACCTCTATCTCTAAGTTCATTAAACACTGCAATTTCTCTTTCTAATTCTTCTTGATTCATAGCTCCAGGGTGTTTACCTGATTGTGTCCATGGAGATCTACTTGGATCTATTTCATTTACAACTTCTTCTGTTTGCTTACCATATGTAACGCATGGATCTTGTCCACATCCACAATGTTTCTTAGATTCGTTTACTGTATCGCTTAATATACCCATTATTTTTTCTCCGCCTTTTTTGGTTTCTTAGATGCATTAACCAATTGACCTTGTCTATTAATAGTTACACCTTTATGAGTTGCTGTTGCCTTGGGTGCATTACCGTTTATGTTGTTACTGGCTTTAAACTTTACACCACCTACTGTTCCTCTTGCACTAATTTGGCCTTGTGAACCATCTTTATTAAAGTGATTATTGACCGTTGCTGTTTTATCACCACCTAAACTTAAAGTGCTGCTTACACTACCTGTTTTTCTATTTGCAATCATTGTATTATTGCCAATCTTCATATAACGTTCATCTGGACCAAACTCATTAATGTCTGTTTCACCTAATTCATTATTGTAATAACCATTAGCTCGTCTTATTAAACTTTCTAAGTCTTCATCTGGGTTTGCATCAATCCAATGCATAATATCAGCAATGATATCGCTTGGATTATCAGCACCCATACTCTTTAGAATATTGTCAATGTTTCTTACTTTCTCTGATTGTTTTCCTTCATTTGCTTCTTCTATTGATTCGCCATTGTCTAACTTCTTTCTAAAATCTGCAACAAACTTTTCAATAGTATCAGCATCTAAGAAACGAACTAACTTATGAAATATAGGATTCTGTGCTAATTCAATTTTTCCTGCGCCTAATGAGCCAACTAAATCATAAATTGGTTTAGCGTCACTATGTGTTGCTTCTTTTACTGATTCAAATTGAGATCTAATATTGCTTGGCTTTAATCCAAGTTCTCTCATTCTAATGTCGTCTACAGCATTTTGAATTCTGTAAGCCATTTCCTTAATATCTTCTGGACGCGATTGATCGTCTATTAGAGATACCTGTTCAGCATACTCATCAATTGTGTTTAAGTAGCCTGCTATATTGCCTGCGTTGTCAACTGATACTTCTGCTTCTGATACATTCAACGCTTTGTTTATTTGGTCATGAATAATATCTTGTATTTGAAATTCAGTATCTCCATCTGTATCCATGTCATTAGCAATTAAGCCTTCTCTAACCATTTCATCAACACAACGAATAGCAATATTACGTGTGTCATCGTTATCTAGGCCTTCTTTGATAACAGTTATCCTTTTTATTTTCTCACCTTTTGATAATTTACTCTCCCACCTAGCTATTTTATTAAGATCTTCAGCTACAATAGAACTTAAATGTCCTCTTGGACCTTTTACAGTTTCTTTTGGTTTAATATCTTTAACAAAATCATCTGCTTCTTCATCACCTATGCCACTGTAATCGTTATCATACTGTTGGAATTCATCGTATGAAAGATAAATGTCTGTGTCTGGATCGTAATACTTTCCTTCTTTTGGATCGTAGTAAACTACTTTACCGCTTAATGTAGTAAATGGACCTTCGAGTCCATTACGTGCTTGATATTTTTCTTTATCCATTGGAGGAAGAACTTTGTAGGCTTCTAATTTTGATCTAAGTGTTGGGTTAACTGAATGCTCCAACATGCTGTAATATTTTGATGTTAGTGCATTACGCTCTTCTACTTCGTGCGGTAGAATGTGTCCTCTACGCATGTGCTGATCCATAATTCTTTGCATTGCTTCTACTTCTTCTGGTGTTCCAAATTCTTTAGCAAGCTCTAATGCATTTTCACTGTGAAGATTTACTGATTCGTTTTCTTCGTAATCTGCTTTGTTAAATTCGTTTAATTGATCAGCTTTCATAGTTATTTCCTCGCTTTTTTCTTAGCGTTTGCCAGTGCATGCTTAAACATGTCCTGTGCAACTGTTTTTAATTCACTGTGTGCATTTTTATCATCAAATTTTGTTTCTTCTTTAACTGCTTCGTATTTCTTTTTCTTTTTCTGTTCGCCAACTTTCATTGGTGTTTCGTCATTAGTTTTATTACGAACTCCTTGTCCAATTTGGTTTAGTTTTGAACTTGCACTTCTTACTGGACGAATAGCTTCATCTAACCCAAGTTCAAAGTCTGGACCAAAGAAATCTTCTAATCTGCTTTGAACAATGTGTCTAACGTCTACATCATTATTATCTTGTGCTTCGTCTAGGCTATCTAATAAATCATCATCAAATACAAAACCTTGCACCATGTCAGTTGTTTCTTCACTTGCTGGACGAGGTTTAGACATAAACTCTTTATATTTTGCTACTGCGTCTGCATATTCGCCTTCTGGTTGACCGTCATATTTCATTAGTCCGCCAATCATAGTGCCTTCTTTTACTGGTAAGTTAATTTCTTTAGGCTTTATATATTCATATCTTGGATCGCCTGCTCTAAAACGTTTCCATGCTTCTGTATTTGCATTTCTATCAGCATTAGTTACTTGCATTTTACGTGCTTCAGGATCTTCTTCTAGTGATTCTACTTCTGGTGCTGGCTGCATTTCTGGTTCTACTTCAGCTTTCATGGCATTGTATTCAGTGTAACGACGAACTGAATCCATGTCTTTACTAGCTTGAGCAATTTTACTTGCAACCCATGGCTCCAAGTCATCTCTATCATCTATAACGCTGTGCAATTTAATTGCATCTCTGGCTAAGAAATATAGTTGGCTACGTGCCATAAATCCGTCATCATCATCACTGTCTAATACGCCTTCTGCTACCATACCAACTGGTGTGTTTGGTTTAATTTTTTTCTTCTTACTTAATTCTTCGTCCATTTGTAAATGTGCTACTGCACCCATATGCCCTTCTTCAAGCATATCGTATAGTTTATCAAATGATTCGTTAATTTCTTTTAACCAAGAAATATCTCCGCCTACCTCTGCGATAGCCTTTTCTAAATTCTTGTTTGGCTGAAATGCCTTTTGTAATCGGTTTATATCGTCCATTACTTTATTAAAAGTATTGTCAATTTTTTGCTCTTTGCTCATAGTCGTTACCTCTTTTCAATGCCACGACTACTCTTGCCGCCGCGTCTTCGTTTTTGTTCTAACTCATCATATGCTACATTGATGGTTTTAATAAATTCCTGAACAAGTCCTTTGTTTAGGTTGTATTGCACACCTTCCCAATCTCCTCGTCTGGCTCTTTCAGCAAGTTCGTCAAACATCTTACCTACTTTATCTTCTAATTGCTTTAAATTTAATCTACCATAACCTTGTATTAATACTTCAGGATTCATAGGTTCTTCAGGATTCATACTGTATATTGATTCATTGATTTCGTTAATTTTCATTTTAACTTAACCTTTGTATTATATCCAGTTGATTGTTTTTTAATTTTACCGTCACCCAAATATCCTTTTGGATCAACAGCACGCCTGATCATCTTCTTTTTCCCAAACAATGGAAAA